GCGGCAAACGCTGGCGCGTCGTTAGCTGTAGTGCCAGCGCCAAAGTCCTTGACAGATACAAGGTCACGCAGCTTGGCCTGCACAGTCTGCGCAACTGCACTGCCGCCGGCTTGGGAAAAGTTAAGTTTACTCGAATCAATCGCTGCACTGCTGCTGATGTCAGCATTAACAATCGTACCGTCCACGATGTTTGCAGACGCCACAGTGACACCAGATGGCAATGCACCGGTGGCGAGCTTGGACAGGCCAATCGCTGCACTGCTGCTGATGTCAGCATTAACAATCGTACCGTCCACGATGTTTGCAGACGCCACGGTGACACCAGATGGCAATGCACCGGTGGCGAGCTTGGACAGGCCAATCGCTGCACTGCTGCTGATGTCAGCATTAACAATCGTACCGTCTACGATGTTTGCGCTTGCAACGGTGACGCCCGCCGGTAGTGCGCCTGGCGCCAGTTTGCTTAGCGGGATATTCTCAAGCGTTGTGCCGCTGGGACCCTGGATGCCGGGCACGACAACCGCCAGTGCTACGGATTGCTGGCCATCATCGACTAGGGAGATCTTGATCTGAGAAGCGTCATTTAGCGTAGTCATCAGCTGTTCCTCGAATAGGTTTTCGCCACTGTTGCCACACCTTGCAGCCAGTAGTAACGCTCCCCGGCGCCGCTGGTCAGCGAGGCATCCCACCCGTAGCGGCCCACCTCCAACCCGGCGGCGGTTGAAGGTGTCATGGCGATGCTCACCAGTCCGTCAGCAGCGGTTTCCAGCGCACAAGTGAAGGTGGCCTTTTGTAAATCATCGATCAGCCCCTTCACATCCGCGTCAGCGGCATAGCCGGTCAGATCGATCGGCTGGGCAATCACCATTGTGCCAAGCGCGGTGCTCGCCACCGTGATAGGGCTGCCGCCATTGGTGGCGGAAACGGTAAATGCGCTACTGGTCAACCCGGTGGCCGAGACGAAATACACCTTGTTAAGCTCCAGCCCGCAGGGCACGTCCGGGGGCTCAGGCGTGGTCGTTGCCGGCAGTGTGGCCTCTGCGTTGCCCGGTGGCACGATTACCACCTTGTTGCCAGCGATCAGGCCGTGGCACGGCACGGTGAAGAACGGATTGCCGGTGGTCACGGTGAACGCCGTGATTGCCTGCTGTTTCTGCAGCGCTCGGAACACAGCCCGAAACGTCGAGTTCTGCAGGATCGTGATGTCCAGCTTGGCGGGGTAGATCACTGGCCCTCAACCTCTGCAGCCACCACCTCAGGCGCAGCCGGCTCAGGCCTGATAACCTCAACCGCTGATAGGAACGCATCCAGCTGGCCAGCAGCAAGCTGCTTCAGGATGGCGTTGCCGCTGGCGTGGGCCACGCCGTAGGCGGTGATTAGCTGGGTTAGCTGGTCTTTCATCGGGGCTCCTGTCCTATCCATCAGGATAGAGACTGCAGCGCTGCTTCCAGCGCGGCAATCCTGGCCTCATGGTCGTTCGCCACATTGATCAGGTGCACGCCAAAGCGGTCGTAGCTCACGCCTTCCGCCTCCCCGCCGAGGCCCCACATCACCATCTCCGGCGCATATTCTGCCACCTCTTCAGCGATCAGGCCCCACACCCTGATGGTCGGATCGTCGCTGGTATTCTTTGGGTTGGGCAGGTAGCTCACCGGCCTAGTAGCCGACAGGATCCGGCGGCTTTCGGCCAGTGGTGCTGTCTGAATGTGAATCTTATATTTTTGCGATGATGTGACCCGTTGCACCTGATCATTCGTGGTGTTCAGGAACACGTTGGCGCTCACGCCTGTGGTGGTATTGGTGCGGATGCCGGAACTGAACACCGTGCCGTTAGCGGTGAAGGTGCCATCGCTCACCAGTGCGTTGGAGAACGTCTTGGCCCCGCCGATGGTTTGCGCGCCGATGGTGTAAACGCCGTTGGTGACGGTCGCGGCATTGCCGCTGATATTGTTGGACCACGCCAGCCCCGTAGCCGTACTATTGTCTGCCACCAGCACCTGCCCGCTGGCACCGACCGTCAGCTTGGCGAGAGTCGTGGCGCCGCTGGCAACCAGTAGATCGCCCTTGGTGTAGCTGGCTAGGTTGGTGCCGCCCCTAGCCACCGCCAGGGTGCCGCTGGACAGGTTGCTGGCGTTACGGCATTCGTTGCTCACCTCCTCGATCGCCAGCTGCACGTTGGTGGCAGCGACCTGCCCCGCAGGGACAAAATCCACACCGCTGGCGGTCAGTGTGGTATAGCCCGCCGATGTATCCACCTCGACCCATGCCGTGCCGGTGGAAAGCAGCAGGTCCGGGGGCGCCAGCGCAACAGTAGGCGCCGGGCTGGTGCCGGTGCCGCTTTTGCTCACCACCAGGTAGTAGCCCGAGTTGGCTGCTGCAGCGGTAGGCAATGCGTTGCCGACCACTAGGCCCAGCGTTGCGCCCTCGGCGGTGGTGCTGGCCACCTTATTGTTGGAGGCGTCATAGGTGCCGGCAAACTTGACCGCGCCGGTGCTGAGCCCGATCGGCTGCCAGACGTTGCCATCCCACATGAAGAAGGCTTTATCCAATGGGTTGAAATACAGCTGGCTGATGTAATCAGCAACTGGAATCGCCTCGCTTAGTTTCCCTACGCTGTAATCCGCCAGCTTGACGCCGGTTACGGCATCATTCGCCAGACGATCGGTCGGGAACTCGCCGGCTGTGATCTTGCTGGCGTTCAGGTCGGGAACACCAGATTCAGGGATGGTCGGTGCTTGGTGTTCCTGCCACTCGCTGCCGGTCCATGTCCACTCCACGCCCGTGGCAGCGTTGAACCACTGCTGACCCACAAACGCCCCATCGCCCGATGGCGATCCGTTGCTCACTACCGCAGAGGATTGATCCGCCAGCTTGGCGGCGGTGATTGCGCCGTCCTTCACCGCGCCGGTGGGGATGCTCAGTGCGGCGTACTTCAGTTCGGTGATCGCCCCATCGGCAATCGTTGCGGCGAACGTCCCAGTGCCAGTGCCGGTTACGTCCCCAGTGAGGGTGATGGTCTGATCGCCGGTGTTAGTGCCCGAGCTGGTGCCTGCGAACGTCGATCCGTCCGTCCAGGTGCCGGATGCTGTCGCCAGCGTTCCCAGGCCTAGTGCGCTGCGCTGCGCTGCAGCATCCACGCCAGCGATCAGGGCGCGGCCAGCAGCAGTCAGCGGCACTTCCTGAACCGGCCCCGCACCGGCAGAGCTGCGGCCCAGCAGTCGATCGGTGGCAGAGACGTTCTGAATGCGGTCGTAAGTCACCGCGCCGGCGCCCAGCTTGGCCGTGATGACAGCACCCGTGCCGATCTTGTCGGCCAGCACCGCCCCATCGGCCAGCTTGCCGCTGGTCACGTTCAGATCCGCCAGCGCGGCGGTATTCACCGATCCGGCGGCATAGGCGGCCGAACCGAGCGGCGACACCTTCGCGGTAGTCACAGCACCGTCAGCCAGCTTGCCGGCGGTCACCTGCAGATCACCGATGCCGGCGGTGGGCATCACCACCTGCTGGAACGCTGCCCCATCCCACACCTGCAGATTGCCGGTGCCGCTGTGCAGCCACCCACGGCCGCGGTGGTTCCCCGTGCTGGGGGCTGTGACCGCAACGGCTGTTGCCGCATCGGCGGCCATCTTGGCGGCGGTGAGCACGCCATCGCCAATCGCCGCAGCACCCAGCTTAGTAACGCTGGTCTGATCCAGCTTTTCCAGGTCAATCTCCCCGGCGTCCACCAGGTCGATGCCTGCGGCAACCAAATCCTTCAGCGTGATTTTCTTCGTCTCGCTGGCAGAGATGTCGGCGATGGGCACCACATCATTAGCCGCCGCACCCGCCTTTGACAGGGCCGTGAGCTGGGTTATCCGCTGATCAGCCAAGGGTGCGCCTCACCGCGACCGTCCACAGGCTCAGGCTACGGACGGGCTCAGTCGTCCACCTCCTGCAGCAGGTAGTCCAGCGACTGCTCCAGCTCGATGCGGTCGTCATCCTCTTTCAGGATATAGTTAGCCGGCTTGCCATACACCAGCTGGATTTCATCGGTGGTGACAAAATCAATGGCGCAGCGCACGATGTCGCCAGCTCGCACCTGCACACCGGAGCGATTTACCACTGCGGTCAGGTTGTAGAAGACCGTATCAACCGTAGGATCAATGTCCTTGTCGGTCAGATACAGGGCTAGATCAAACTCGCTGCCAATCTCCACCCGCTGGATCAGCTGCAGTAGCAGCAGAGACGGCTCGGTAAGCCCGATCGTGAGATAGTTGAACTCGCACTCGATCCGCCCAGCGCCGCTGATCAGGCCGGCGGATAGCTGCTGGCGAAACCGATCATTGAGGCTTGTGGCGTCAATTGTCTGCCGGTCGGTGTTGAACTCGTAGCCCTCCACCGATCCCAATAGGTTGAACTGCACATCACGCACGCGCACGCTGATCTGCAGCGGGTCGCCGGTGAATGCTGCCAGCGGGATCTCATTGGCGCGGACGTTGTTGACCGCATCGGTGAAGGTCGGGAAGAATCGCAGGCCACCCACGGCGTTGACATGCACGTAGGCCGTGAAGCTCTCCTGGGGCGGGTCGGTGCTCTCCAGGCCCCACACGGACGGCGGGAAGAATACCAGCCCACGGGCGTCCGTGGTGCTGATGTCCACCCGATCGCCGATCAGGATGTTGTTGATCGCCCCATCAAACGACAACCGGTTTAGCGACGTGTTCACATCGTCGGGGATGATCTGATCTGACACCCGGCCGATGAATGCTTTGGTGCCACGCCTCAGCTTGACGTTGCCCTTTGTGCCGAGGTAGTGCGTCATCAGTTGGCCTGGTTGATGGCCTCGTCAAAGTCTCCGTCCATCGTGAACTGAATCGGCACCACCACCAGCTCACCCACCGCCGAGCCGATCACAGCGCTGGTGATGTAGGCGTACATCTTGATGTCGTCAACGCCGCCGGTGTCTACGTCCAGCTCCAGAAAGACCCGATCCTGTTCGGTGATAGCGCCCCGCTTGTGGATCTTGGCCAGTAGCGCGGTGAACTGCGTTTTCTGCGCCGACTCGCCCGGCTCCAGCCGGTAGTACATCAGGGTGGCGCTGCCCGTTGCGCCCTTTAGCGATGGGATGAACGACCGCGCATCAGCGCCTAGGTCAGTGGTGGGCAGCAGGTCAACGCTGCTCTCCACAGACCAGCTCTGCACCTTCGCAACGGGCTTGCCGTTGAAGATCAGCCCCCCGGTTCGGCCTGTGTAGTAACCCATCAGCTGGCGCCCTCCTGCATCTCAGGCTACTCACCGCACACTGAACAGCGCATCGCTGAAGTCCGCCACCCGACTCAGCAGGTTGCCGTCCACCGTCTCGCAAGGGTGCTCCAGCGCCTTAACCGTCACCTCCCCTTCCTCGCTCATCGTCACCTCCGTCACCCGGAACACCCGCTTGCGATCAGTGACGGCGCCCAGCACGAACATGGAGCCCGCGTCATCGCTCAGGGCGTTGGCTTTGCCGTCCGCCACCGTCACGCTGGCCAGCGAGCGGACGTTGCCGCCGCTGCGATACACCAGCGCGGCATAGGTGCCATCGCGCAGCCGATCGCTCAGCGGGGCATTGAGCACGCCGCCAGGCATCACCACGCCGGCTGTCATCCGGTCCCAGGTGTTCAGGCCCACGTCCACGTAGATGTAGGCGCCAGGGCTCACCGGTGTGTCGGTGGGGAAGGTCTGGAACTCAATGCCTCGCCGCACCCATCGCCGCTGATTGCACAGCAGCTTGCCGTAGAGGATCGCCTGCTTGCGCTGGGTAACGAACTGCGAGAGGTCGAACGTCTGGCGGATCGCTGCATCCTCAACGGCATCCACCAACCGCACATCGACGCTGGAGTTGCGCGGGAACACGTCGTCCTCCTCTGTTTCCCGGTAGATCACCGTGGCGATCAGGTCCTGAACGCTGGCGCCGTAGTCGAGGAACTCTTCGCGGTAGGTGCCCTCCAGGATGTTGCCAGTGGTGAACAGCGCCGAGATGTTCACGCGGCGATTGGCGCGGCCGCTGCTGTTCACCGGCACTGCCGGCACTAACGTCTCCTTTCCGCCGATCTTGCCGAACTCCAGCAGCGAGTAGGGCGCCACCTCGGCCCAGAACTGCCGCCAAGATCCGACCTCAGCGATCAGCGGATCCATGAACAGTTGGCACCCGAGGCCGCTGTTCTGACAGAACCGCTTGCTTAGGGCCAGGCTTTGCCAGTCCACGCCGGATGGCTTGGCGTACCGGCCGATGCCGTTTTCTTTGTCCAGCACCGTGTCAGCGAAGATGTCCGGCGCCCAGCTGGTGCTGCCAGCGCTCTTGCTGTAGGTGCCGTCATCATTCACCACCCAGGAATCCTTACCCTCGGTGACGAACGCCGAGATGCTGCGCAGATCCTGCACGCCGCGGCCGGAAAATACCCCGAATGCCATGGTGCTCATCCGGGCATACTTGCCCTCGGTTGATCTCAGCTGCTGCTCTGTAACGGCCGTGATCTGGAACTCTGGGCCCGCCTCGAAACTGAACTGAATGTCGGTGTCGCTGCGGACGCTGAACAGATCCCACTCATTGGTGAGCACCGGCCCGCGATCCTTCAGCACTGAGCTGATGTCCTTTAGGTTGCCCACCCATCGAAACCGATTGCCGCCGTGCTTAAAGCTCTCGCCTTTGCCGCTGTTCTCAATCAAGGCGATTTGTTTCTGCCCGTTCTGCGCCCGCTCGGCCGCTAGGTCGCTGATCGGCTGAAACTCAAACTCCCACTTCTGATTGCCGCTGCCGGCGCGAAAGTCAAGGCTGATGAAATTATCGAGATCAGCGGACCTGCGGCAGGCGATAATCAGCGGCAGCAGATCCTGAGTAGACCTACTGAGCGGCCGATACAGCAGCCGAAAGAACGCCAGCCGGGACTTGATGCCGTTGTCACTTGCCTTGTATCCCTCGGGCTCACTGTCGCCGTATTTTTTCTGCCTTCCCTGAATGCGGCGAAACAGCTTGACCCGCATCGAGAACGACACTATTTCGCAGGCTGTCACCGTCTGATACGCGGCACTGTCGGCCTTGCACAAGGCCTTGGTGTAGAAGTCATCATCCTTTGCGCCGTTTTCCGGCGCCTTGCTGTCGCCGTAGGGCGTTGACGGGGTGCGGCCTGCAGCGATGCAGCGGAACGTGGCCCGCACCTCGTTGTCGTCAAGGTTGGTGTTGTCGGTGATGCTGAGCAGGGCGAATCGGGCAGTGCCCAGCTGGTAGGTGCTGCCGCGGTCCAGGCTGCTCACCAGCTGGTAGCGCTGCTCCTGGGCGGCCTCTTCGGCGATGTTGGTTTTTTTGTTCTGGGTCTTGGCGAACACCAGCGTGATCTGTGTGCCGACCGTGTAGCGACCACTGCCGCCAGCGCCCCATCCGTTGGTGGTCAGGGTGATGCCATTGTTGGCGGTCACGATGTCGCCTTTGCTGTTGCGCTCCTGTAGCTGGACGTTGATCGGGATCGGATTGAACACCCCGCAGCTGGTCAAGCTGCTGGGGCTGAATGCCTGGCTGTAGCCGCTGCGGCGAGTTGCGCCATCGATGATCCGGCACACGTCATCGCCCGGCGCGGCGCCCTCGCGGGAGGGGTCGCTGTCATCACCGATCTGCCGCTGATTGAATCTGGCGTTGCCGCTCTGGTTGAAATAGAGCCAGGTCTTGGATGCGGCGAACTCCCGCAGCGGCAGCTGGCCGAATGCCACCCGGTCCCAATCAATCTTGCGGATACTGGCAGCACCGGCCACCAGCAGCAGCTGCATAAATTGCGAACTGCCATAGCTGCGGACGCTGGACCACACCAGCGACGTGGCCACACGCACGCCGCCGCGTGGATTCTGCGCGGTGTTGGTGTAGACCAAGTTGATCGGCTCGCCGTACTGGGCCAGCTCCTGGGAGCTGTTGAACCCGAACCGTGGGGCGAAGCGCTGCTCACGGGTCTGCCGCGGGCTACGACCGGCGCTAGGCACCGATGGCCGCAGCAGCAGGGCGCTGGCCACCTGGAACAGGATGCCCACCACCGTGAGCGCAAGGGCGACGGCGCCGGGGCCCGCTTGGATCTCCGCCTGTTGATCCTCAATGCTGCGGCTGTAGTCCTTCTGTTGCGCCGCGATGAAGTCTAGGTAGTCCTCCTGACTCACGCCCAGCTGCTCAATCAGCTGGTGCTCATAGGGCAGCAGTCGTCTCATCGCAGCCGGTAGCACTGGCCGGCGCCCTGCGGCAGCGGCGTCATCACCACAGTCTGTCCAGGGGCAATGAACATCACCCCGCCATCCACTGCCACACCCAGCGCCGCTGCAGCACCGCCCAGCAAGATCGGGTCGCCCGGTAGGGCCACGGCCACAGGATCGGCCAGAGAGGCCAGCAGCCGCCGCAGGTGAAGCAGCCCGAACGTCTCGGCTGTGTGCTCCCGGTAGACCCACTCGAACTGCGCCGCGTGATCCGGCAGGCACAGCTGCCGCCGCACTGCGCAGACCAGCTGAAAGCAGTCCGTGCATCCGCTGCCATCACCAGGCCGGCAGCCCCACCGATACGCCAAGCCGATCAGATCATTCATCTGAGGTAGAGCTCCGCATTGAGCGGCAGGATGCCCACGTTCTGGCTGGTCAGTGTGCGGGCCGGGAAGTTGCTGCCGACTGAATCCATCGCTGATCTAAACCGCAGCTCCACCGTGTCATCGTTGAACCCGGAACCTGAGCCCACATAATAATCCTCGTACTGGTTGGCGATTGCGCCCGTGGCATTAAGCCAGAGGGTGGTTAGGGTCAACTCGCTCAGCCGGTTGCCGTCGCCTTCCTCCACCAGCCGCAGCACCACCTCTAGGTTGGGGAACAGCACCTGCACGGTTTCATTGTCGCCGCCCAGGCTGGCCATCGCGCCGCTCACTTGGAACGGAGCGAAGTCATACTTGGCGCCTAGGTAGGTGTACTCCTGGGCGACAAAATAGTTCTGATAGCGGTGCCGGGTGCCGCTGCTGGTGCGCAGATTGAACAGCTGAGCGATGCGAATCGTGCTCATACGTTCAGTTCCGCCACCAGCTCCACGGTGATGCTGCTGATCTCATTGCCGGCCCATTGAATCGACGGCGGGCCGGCATACTCCCACAGGCAGCCGTCAGGGGAGCGCAGCATTGAGCGCAAGCCGGGGCGCTGCGGGCTGCTGCTTTGGCCGGTAGTGGTGACGCCCGCGAACGTCTCAGGCGGCAGCTCGAAGCGATCGTCTTCATCGATGTTTTCGTAGTGCCGCACCACCTGCAGGATGTCCCGATCGCGGCGGTTAGCAAAGGTGAGGCGCAGCTGATAGCCGAACTTTTTGTTTCCGTACCGGCGCTTCACCGTCGTGCCCGCCATGGTGCGGAACACCTTTGTTGGGTAGGTGCCGAGCGTCATCTGCCGCTCGTTCGGTTTCAGATCGGGGAAGGTCGCGGCCATCAGCGGATGCCCACCTTGCTACGAGTTGCTGGGCTCTGCTGCAGTCTGTCCAGCGTCATGCTCATGCCTCGCTTGGCGCCATCATTGGTGGCACGCTTGCGGGTCTCGGCCATTGCCGCTTCGAGCTGGTCACGGGAGACGTACTCCACCCCGTTGATCGTGGTGGTCTCGAAGCTCATGCTCAGCACCGGCGAGGCGTTGCTGCCGGCAGGTGATGCACCCATCAGCTCGCGCATCCGATCGCCACGGTTGCCGTCCGGAGCCTGCAGCGCCACGGGGATCCGGCGGCCATCAGGCAGCGGCACATAGGCCTCATTCATCGAGCCTTCGCCGAATAGGGCCACCTGGGGGGTGCTGGCGACGCCACCGCGAGAGTAGGCCTTCAGCGGCAGCGGGCCGGATGGGGACATGATGCCGCCGTTGGCGAAGCCGGTAGTGGGGAAGCTGAGGGCGGGGCTGATGCCACCAGCGCCGAACGGGCCGACAGAGGAACCAGAGAACCCGCCAACTGCAGGTGCACCGATCCCAGCAAACATCCGGGCAATGCCGATGGCGATGTACTGGGCGATCATCTTCTTTGCCGTGTCAATCAGCGCACTGGCGATGCCCTGCAGGAAGTCGGCGAACACTTCTTTGGCGGACTTGGTGCCGGCGATCATCTCCGCCATGCCGTTGGTTGCCAGGGTGGCCGCAGCATCAGCCGCCTGGCCGATGGCGGGGTACCTTTGCAGAATCTCATCAAGCTGCGCCTTCTGCTGCTCCAGCACGTTGAACACCGTCGGCTCGGATGCTTGGCGGGCGAGGTCTTGCATCATGCGCTGGCGCTCCACCAGAATCTCGTTCAGATCCTGTTCTGCCCTGAGCCGAGCCAGTGCCAGCTGTTGCTCCTTTTCGCGCTCCAGTCCTTCGCGGATGGCGGCGGTTTCAGCCACGCCGCCGAGCCGGGCGATCTCTTCTTCAATCGCCTTCAGGCTCTTCAGTTTCTCTAGGTGCTGCTGAGTGATGTTGTCAATCTCAATTTCAAACTCCAGTTGGCGCTTTGCCTCATCGGTTGTAGCCCTTAGCAAATCCTCTTCGTTATTAAGTTGAACGGCAGTTTTGGCCCGCTCTTCGTTAAACTGTTCGAGCTGTTTTTGTGCGGCGGCTTGCTGTTCCTGGAGTTGCTGGGCGGCTTGTGCCTGATCCTGCAGCTGCGACGCGAAATCACCCAGCCCCGCGCCGGGTCCGGTGCCTTCAATCTCGGTGAACACCCTGCGAGCGTTGGCCTTGCGCTCACCCAGCGCCTTAATGCCGCTGCGCTCGTAGTCCCGATCAAACACCACCGCTGCCTCTTCCGGGGACGTGGCACGCCGCAGCGACGCCAGTGCCCGTGACTCTGGGCCCAGCAGCTCAGACACCATAAACCGCAGTTGGGTCTGCAGGTTGCCAGCCGCAGCAGCGCCGCCAGCAAAGCGCACCAGATCGGTTTGCCGGCTGCCGGTCCATTGCGCCAGCCCGTAGCCGCCCACTCCGCGAGGCAGCCCGACGGCGCCGCCCTCGTTGATTCGGGGATTAAGACCCGACTCTCGGATTAGGTTGCCAACCACGCCAGCGGCTTGCGCCGGGGTCAGGCTGAGCGCCTGCTGGATGGACTTGGCGATTTGAGCGCCCATGGATTCGGTCGCCCCCTCGGTGGCGCGGGCCGCTGCGCTGCTACTTGAACCCCCTCCCCCACCACTGCCAGTCCCACCCCCTCCAGCCGGGGCAGGCACAACCGGCAGCGGCACAGCCCCAGGAGGCGGCGCGGCCGTAGGCGCAGCAGGTGCCACAGGCCGACCCGTCGCCGTGTCATAGGTGATACCGCCCACGGTGTAGGTGTTCGGCACACCAGCCGCCTGCAGCCGTTGCTGACCCGTCTGCATCGCGCTTACAGCAGCATCCCCCACGTTGATGCCCATCGTGGTGAGCATCGCCGTGAACGGATTGGAGTAGTTGATCATGTTGGAGATGGTCTGCTGCCATCTCGACTGCACAAAATCAAACGCCGCAGAGAACACGTTGCCGATTGTGGTGGAAACGCTCTGCATGGCGCCCGCCAGCCACTGGCCGTCAACGCCGATGGCGCGCAGGGCCTCGCCAGCGCGGGCACGAATCCAGCCGAACATCGTTGCGGAGCTGTTGGCGATGTTCTGCACGCCCTTAGCCAGGAATTGGCCCATCGCCGTGGCCGCATCGGTGATGCGTTTAAACGACGCCTGAGCATCGGCAGCGATTGATCCCCAGAAGATCCTGAACCGTTCCGGGTAGGTGTTGACGAACTCCCGGAACGGTTCAATGAACTTGTAGGCCGCCACGGTGGCCGCAATGATGCCGGCCGCAGCCAGCACCCAGGGGTTAGCCAGCACCGCCAGGTTCAGGCCTACTTGCGCCTTGGTGGCGACGCCTGCTGACACGGCGTAGGCCTCCATGGCCTTCGTTGCAGCGGTGATCCCTCCGATGGCGCTCATCGCCGTGGTCAGGCCGAGAACGGCAACACCGGCAACGGCCGCAGCGGCTCCAACCTGTTTGACCGGCTCGGGCAGTTTGCCGGTCTGCTCCAGCAGCCCGGTCGCCGCCTTAGTGAGCGCGATGGTGGTTGGCAGCAGCGATTGCCCGAACTGAATCTGCAGCTCCTGCCCCGCAATCTGCAGGTTGCGGAACTGTTGCGCCGGGCCCTTCATCGCCTCGGCCAGCTTGAGGGCGCCGTCGCGTTCAATCCGCCCTAAGGCTGTCAACACGATGTCGCCGGTGATCTTGCCTTCCTTAGCCAGCTCGCGGATCTGGCCGATCGGCACACCCATCACCTGAGCGATGCTCTGCACCACTGCCGGGGTCTGCTCAAAGACGCTGTTCAGCTCTTCGCCGCGCAGGACGCCAGTGCCCAGCGCCTGGCTCAGCTGCAGGAACGCCGCGCTTGCCTCAGTTGAGGTGGTGCCGCTCAGCTTGGCCGCCGTGTTGAATCCGTTGTAGACGGTGCTGACTTCCTCCAGCGTCAGCCCGATTGGCCGCAGCCTGGCGTAGATCTGCGCGAACTCTTGGTTGGCCTGCGTCTGCGCAGTGCCGAACTTCCCAGCGGCTGCAGTGGCGGCGGCCTGCACCCTGCTGTAATCGTCGAGCCCCTGCGACAGCGACCTCAACCGCCGCTCTGATTCCTCACTCGCCACCACGGCGCCCAGCGATCCGCCAATGGCCCTGCCAGCGCCGATGGTAGCCAGGCTGCTGGCGAGGCCTGCCGCCAACCTGCGGCCCATCGAATCACCAGCTGCGGTGGCCGTGGTGTCGAGGCCCCGCAGCTTCCCTTCGAGTTTCTGGATCTCGGCGCCGTACCGCTGAAACTCCCGGCTGCCGATCTTGGCCTGCTCCTGCAGCCCACGGAATGCGCCGATGCTGCTGCGGATGCCGGCGATCGTGTTGTCGTTGGCGCGGGCGAACTGAAACGTGGCCGCCCGCAAGGTGCTGATCTCGCGTGCCGTGGTCTGGCTGTTCTTGCCCAGATCCTGCAGCGACTTCTTCACCCGGTCGATATTCCCGCCGCCCTTCACCTCGGCTGAGAGCCGGATGGCGGTATCCAGGCTCATCCGGGCCATGCTCTATTCGGCTGCCATTCCTGAGATCAGCCTACGGATCAGCCCGCATCACCCCCAAGAACTCCCTCTCCACCAGCCGCAAATCCTCCAGCAGCCACAGCCGGTCAGAGCGCTTCACGCCCTCATCCTTGGCCCACAGGAAGAACACCTGATAGTCCAGCCCCACAGGGCCATTCATCCCCATCCGCCACTGGGTCTGGAGCTTCATGAACCACCCGATCGCCTCGACGTTCTCCGCCAGCAGGCCGAACGTCTCCGGCCGCTGCTCTACCTCAGGCACCGCCAGGCCGAACACCGCTGCAGCATCAGCCGCATCCTTGCCATCGTCGGCTGGGTCACCCTTCGCGGCAGCGGCGAGAAACCGCGCCGCGTCGATCAGTTTTTTGCGCGGAACCCTCCGGCCTTCGCGGCAGCCTTCTCAGACGGCTGACCCAGGCTTTCTAGCCAGGCCTTGAAGATCGCAGCACTGGCGCCCTGCACCCGGTAGAGATGGGCCTTGGTGGCGTCGCTGAACTCGATCGGCTCGCCATCCTCGCCCACCACCTCATCACCCCAGCCGCAGAGCACCTCATCAGCCAGGTCCTGATAGGTGCAGGGCAGCGGGTCGCACAGCGAGGCCTCTTCATCCTTGGCGTAACCCTGCAGCGCCTCGATGCGCTTGCGCATCGCCACCAACATTTGATTGTGCTGATCCTGCAGCGCCTGCGCGTCCTGCTCATCTAGCACGCTGAAATGAGCGGTGAACTTGTAGGGTTTCTTGACTCCACCTTTGGCCGGCAGGTCAACACTCACCGGCCATTCGATGTGGTCGGGCTGAAACAGGTGGAACATGGCGAATCAGAAAAAGATCAGGCGGGTTTCGTCGTTCTGCGTCTTGGGCAGCGCAGTAAACGGGATCTGCAGCATGTCGATTCCATCGGAATCGCTGAACGACAGATCGCCGCTAATCGCAGCCTTCGGGCAGAAGAAGATGGAGCTTTCCGTTGCTGCCGTACCCTGTTGCACCACGAACGGGCCATCGCTGGCGCCGCTGTTGTCAGCAGCAGCAGTGAAGTAGTTTTTGGTCGCAACCGGCGGATTTTCAATCGTCAGCGTTCCATTGGGGTTCGGGCGATCGGTGATACGGGCGCGAGGCTCGCAGTTGATCAGCGAACGGAACGAGGTAGTGAGACCCCAGTCGAAGGTGAAGCCCTCGGTGCAGGGCCCGTAGCCCTGGAACCGCAGCGCCTTGGTGTGGCGCGGGGTGACGGGCACCGGCTCGGCCTGGTTGCCGTAGGTGAAGGCCTCGGCGCTCTTTGCGGTCGGGGTGACGTACTTGCCGATGCCGGTGATCGTGAAGGTGCCGTAGCTGTTCAGCGGTGAGTTGAGCGCTGGGGAGCCGCGGAAGCCTTCGATGCGGTGCACGTTCTGATCCTTCACCGCCACCAGCGTGCAGCTAGAGCCGTTGCCAAAGGTGCTGATCGGCTGGTAGAGCGACAGCGCGGGAATCTTGTAGTTCACTGTGCCACCGGTGAACGATGCCGTGGACGCCACCACCGTCACCTCTCGGGTAGTGCCGTTGTGGGCCACGATCACGCCCTTGTCACCGGCATTGGCGCCGCTGGTGATCTCAATCGGGAAACCCACGTAGGCGTCAGTCGCTGGGTTGCTGCCGCCCAGGTTCGCCAGGGTGATAGTGTTGGCGCCGCCTGCAGTGGCCGTGCCGGAGATCTCAGCCGATGCGGCCAGATTCATGCCGGCCGCCAGCAGCAGCGGAGAGAACCGGGGTGCGGTGGCAGCAACACCGGAGCCGCCCCACTCGAATGTCACCGTGACGGCGACGTGCTCATTGGTGAGCGGCTGACGGTCAGCGCCGAGGAACCCCTTGATCAAGTCCCGTTCGACTCGGGTGCCGGTGTACGGGTTCACTTCCAGCGAGGTGATCTTCACTGCATCGGTGGCGCCGATCGCGCTGGCCAGGGTGCCGTAAGCGGTTTCCGTCTTGGCCAGCAAGAACGAATTACGGATCAGGAGAGCAGTCATCAGTCCTTGGCCTTGCTGGGTTGGGCGGGCTTGGCGGGCTCAGTCTTGGGCGGCTGGTAGTCAGCAGCAGACACCATCTCGCCGCTGGGGAGCATCACGTACTCACCAGACTCGCCGTGGTGCTCGAATTGTTCCGCCATGGATGGGGGCTGAGCGTCCTGGCCTCAGGCTACGGAGGCCGGCTCAGGGCAGCTGATCGATTGCGTCGTCTCGGGTGCGATACCGGATCAGGAACCGATACTGCATCCACCCAGCAGAGGCGTCAGCCTGCTCATACTCAGGCCGGAAGCCATCGGGCTGCACGTCATGGGCTAGGCCGCCCATCGTGCGGTCGGCCATCATCCGGGCGTGCACGTCAACGCCGATCGGGTCCGCTAGCTGGTCGGGCACGTCGCCGCGCACATAGATTTCAACCAGTACCGGCAGCGCCTGATCCAGGCGCCCCAGGCCGGCGCCGATGGTGCGTGGTGCGTTGACCGGGTTGTCTTCGCCGGGGCTGATCGTGATCGCTGGCGCCTCGGACTTGGAGTAGGCCTGCGCACGGCTGCGGTAGATCCGCTGGCCCACCTGCACCGTGCCGGGAAGGGTGACGCTACGGATGCGTTCGAGGATCTGTTCGCGGATACTTGCCATGGGCTCAGGCTAAAAAGGCTGCACCAGATCGAACACCACCCAAGCGCAGACGACCGCGACGCCCAGCGCCACTGGTAGGGGCACGGCACTCAGCAGCCAGCCCAGCAGGCCGGCCACCAGTGCAACGGCCGCGGTGAAGCGGATTAGATAGGGCATCACTCGACCCATCCAATTCGCAGCAGCGCCACCAGCAGCACCGCAACGGCAACGCTAACTGGGGCCATCATCACGGCGATCATTGCGACATCAGTCCAGGTCATGGGATAACAGCTCCGAATGCGTTGATTAGGGTGGTCACGCGGGCGTCAAGTAGGGCGAGGTCCAGGGCCTCGCCTATGCTGTAGAAGGCGAGGCGGGCGTTGGTGCGAGCTTGAGCAGCAGCCGTCCCAAAAACTCCTATATTTTCATTTAGGGGGGTTTGAGAAGTTATAGTATCTGCAAAGTTTGCGCCATTAACCCGTGCGGCAGTCGCGGTGATTGTAGTCCTTACCCCCCCGACAAAGCCAACGCCGTTTCCATTGTTAGAGGCAACGGCGTTGGAGTTGATTCGCTGCGAAATGCCTGTCGCAAGAAATGAAATCAATGCAGACCTTCCTGGACTATTTGACGTGGCAACAAGAAGGGAGTCGGCAGTAGCGACTGAAGTTTGAAAAACAGCCAAGTGCTTACTATTCTGCGGATCAGCATTATTATCCCTATTGCTATTCAAATACTTCGTACTCCCATTCCCCACAAGCCCCGTCTTGCGGTTGTAATCCCCCGCCACAAAATTGAAATTCGTCGGCGCAGGCCCCACCAGCGGCACCAACGCACCAGCCAGTGTGCGGGCACCGGCCATGATGCAGGAGGCTTTGACCGCTGGCCAGATGCCATCAGCTTTGCAGCCAATCACAAACGCATTGATCGCATCGCGCACTGCGGTTTCCAGTGCCTGGCCATCGGCGGTCTCGACGGCGGTGATGTAGGCCAATGCGTCCGGGTCGAGTGCAACTTCAAACCTCCCCGTTCCAACCCAGATAATCGCCATCAGCTCACCCTCTCCCAGATCAGCGATTCCCGTTCAGGGGTCGCGGGATCATCCGGCAGGAACTGCCCGCCCTCGCCACGGGATTGCGTCACCACCCACAGATCGCCGGCAGCGTCCACCCACTCCTGACCCACGCTTGCGGCAGCAGGCCGCAGTGAGCCGCCCAGTGCCGCCACGAATCCATCGGGCAGGTGGAGGGCAATCGCCAGTGCGCGCACCTCCTGCAGCAGCTCGGCGGACACCAGCCCCAGCCGGCGTAGGCCCAGCCAGGCTGCCCGAAAATCGTCCACGTCACCGCCACCGGCAGCAGCCAGCAGGGTGGCAGGCAGGCTGAGCGCTGCAGCCGGGGCTGTGCTCACCCCGCCGCCCAGCAACGCATTGATCGCGGGGTGGCTCAACAGAGTGCGCTTAAACGTGCGCCAGTCAGCAATCGGCGCCGGCTCCGGGGTGTCCACCACGCTCCAGCCCCAGCGCCATTCGCCAGCTTCCAGGTCCACCGTGCGGGTCTGGTTGATCTGCTGGCCGGCGCCGGGCTCAGGGGGAGCCTCGCGCACTACGCGGAGCACTGCGTAGCGGGGGTCGAGCTGCTCGACCGGTTGATCATCCGCTCTGGGGTAATCCCGAATCTGAGCGGTCTGGGTGTCGAACAAGACGAGGTTTCGCATGATCAGACCCTCCGCACGAATAGCGAAACCTTCAGGCCCGCACCGGCCACCGTTGAACCGATCTGGTCAATATCGATGCTGATCTCGGCGTCATCCGCCAGGCTGGAATCCGTGATCGTTGCGGCGCTGGCCGCGGTGGTGCTACTGAACTCGGTGGCGTCGATGCTGAGTTTCGTGCCCAGCACGCTGGCGCCTGCCTCGTTCACGTCCACGATCAGCGTGCTGCCGGTCGGCGCTGTGTTCACATTGGCCCGCACCGCCAGCAGCGTGGCAGCAAACGGCATCCTGAATCGAATCCTGTTGGTGCCGGTGGTGAGGGCGGTGGACTCATCGCCTACCGGGATCACGATCACGTCATCCGGCAAGTTTTGATTTTTCCACAGCCCATCTGATGCCAGCCGGAGCACCTGCCCGGTGGTGGCGCCACTCAGCAGCACATCATGCAGCTCGGCCAGCTCAAGGCCGTTGTCCACCTTGACGTAGAGGATCCCTGCGGCGCCGGCTGCCTGCTTCACGCAGTAGCCGCACACCACACCATGCGCCGGCTGGGTTGGGCGGGTGGTTGTCAGCTGACCGGCAGTTTCGCTCAGCCAAACGATCTGGCCCTCGGTGAGCGTTGCGGTGCTGATCCCATCCAGCAGGCCCACCGCCACGACATAGCCGAAGTCGTTGATTGCAATCGCTTGCTGTGCCAGGCCGAGCGTCTGTGACGCCGTCGCCTCTGTGCTCGCGTCAGCCAGCGCCACTGTGAGAGTGGTGCCGCTGCTGCCGGTCTGATAGACCGCCGCGCCTTTCGGGATCAAAACACCGGAGTTATTGCGCACGTACTTGCGCACCAGCGTGGCTGAATCGACCGTGATGCTGTCGAGCTTGGTCTTGTCCGCCGAGCTCTGCAGTCCTGCCGCGCTGATGGTCGCCTCGGGCAGTACCACATCGGCGCCCGTGGAGCTCGCCAGCGTCCGGGTGGCGGCGGTGTAGCTCAGGTCTGTGCCGGGGGCCAGATTCGCGATCGCCTGGGTGCTGGCGTCCACCGTGGCGCCGTTCTGATCCATCGGCACCCGCTCGGTTCCATCGAGCGGGGTCGTGGCGTTCGGCAGGCCTGTGATCGTGGTTTCAGCCATGCCTACAGAATGCGGAGTTGCTTGTTATTCAGAGTCGTGATCCGCAGGCCGCTCAGCGTGGTGAGGTACGTGACAGCTGCCTCCACCATCTCCAGCACCATCACGCAGAACCGGCCATCAGCTAGCCGTAGCGGCTCATGCTGCAGCCTGTAGGTCTGCCCTTCGTGCTGCACCTGGTCGCCATACTGCAAACCGCCGAACTGATCAGTCCTGGCAGTCAGCGCATAGTCCACCGTCACCACGTTGTCATTCATAATGATCTGGCTGGCGCGGTCCATAAACCCCAAACCAACAACGGCCCCAGCAGTGACGCTGGAGCCGAAGTCAGCCAGCAGGAAATCATCGGGGATTTCCTGGATCATGGTCAGACCGCGTAACGGGCGCCGCCGACTGCCACACAGCTCACGGCAGCCGAGTAGGAGGATGCCAGGCCGGAGAAGTTGATGCGCAGGAAGGGGCGCAGTTCCTCGCGGGCAACCGCCACTTTCTGGGTGCTGGCAGTAGCGGTCAGCTGAGCGAACGCGCCGTTGGGCACGTCTTCATAAGTGCCGCCGACGGTCAGCGAGTGCTGCAGCTTGGCGTTGATGGTTCCCGTCGAACTGGTGCCGGCGCTCAGGATGAACAGGGCGTCACCATCGATGCCCGACAGATCGACGCCGGTGGTGTCGCTGTTGGAGCTGAGGGTCGCGGGAGTGCGGATGTTGAAGGTCTGGAGTTGCTCCAGGTTTCTGAGTTCAATGGCCATTGATCAATCCTCCGGGGTGGGGGTGGGGTCAGGGGTGGAAGTCTTTGCAGAGCGCCGCAGCTTGGGTGGACAGGCCGGGGCGGGCTCAAGTTCGGGCTCTGGCGCAATCGACGCCATGCCCAGCGCCAGCAGCTCGTTAGCTGGGCCTTGAGGAAGGTCAGCCACCTCACCCATAGCGAGGTGGCGACCGTCTGCTCTGCAGTTCGAGAGAATCTGCAGCCTCATAATCAGGTGCCCAGAGCGAACGACTGCGGACGGCGAACCGCCACGTCGAAGTCCTGATGCACGGTCAGGATCACCTGGCCGCTGGCGCTCTGGGTGTAGGGGTCAACCACCACATCCAGGCCGCTCCACATGCCCACCACGCAATCGGCAAAGTTGCCGAACAGAACATCGTTCAGCTGCATCTGGTTGGACACGGTGAACTGGTAGCCGTTCACAGTGCCGGCATCGGTTATGATGTAGTCAGAGCCAGCCGAGGATGCCCTCAGGGTCTGCTTCAGGGCGCCGCGCACCACGCTGTTGCCGATGTAGCGCATCGAGCCGGCGTCGAGGTTGTCGATCGCCAGTTCGGTTTCCAAGTCCACGTAGTCGGCCCAGTCGCCGCAGTTGTGGGTGGTGGAGCCGTCGCCGCCGAGGCTCACAGGGAATGCCTTGGCGGTGCCGCCGCCCAAGGTCACGCTGCCGATGCCGGTGGTGTTGATGATGCCCAGCGGCTGACCGTTGGAGCCGGTGCCATAACCGATGGTGTAATCCATGCCCAAAGCGACAGACTCGGCCATGTCGATCCGTACCAGGTTCTCCACGTCAGGGGAGCTCTGGATCATCATCCGGCGGCTGATCGGCACGCGAACGCCGATGGTCCGGGGGATCATGTTCACCAGGCCGAAGGTGAGCTTGCTGTTGGCAACCCCAGCATTCTCGCCGACAAAGTAATACTGGCTGGAGCTGAGCTTCTTGGGAATCTCAACGTTGCCCTCCAGGCCGGAGAGCATGGTGAGGCCGCTGTTCAGGAAGGCGCTGCGGTTGCGGATCAGGTCAATGAACTGCGCATCGAGCCGATCGGTGCCGACCAGTGCGCCGCCATCGCCGAAGGTGCCGACCACCTGGCCGGGGGTCTCAGCAGCGCGGCTGGAGCCCAGCACTTCCCAGGGGATCAGCACGCCGTTGGCAGAGCGGCTGTGCTTGGCCTGGGCGGCACGGGCCACCTCCAGCTCAAAGCCGGCGGCCTCAGCGGTACGGGGGTTGGGGTCGGCCAAGTAGGCGGCGACGCGCAGGAAGCTGTAGCGCTTCACCTCACGCTTGCTCAGGCCCAGCTCAGCGCCGCCGGCATCGTGCACGCGGCCCTCGAAGGACACCTTGCGCATGCCGATCTGTTCCATCACCACCGCACGGGCGGCATCGATGGAAGCTTCGTCATTGATGAGTTTCTCGACCAGCTCCGGGAGTTGGAACTGGTCACACATGCCGCGGATGGCTGCGACGCGTTCACGCTCGGCCTGCCGGGCGTTCTGCGCCACCTCCTCCACGTTGATCGTTTCAGTGGTCATTGGGATTGGATCGGATGATTCAGTCCGCTCGGCGGTCTGTGCTGTCAGGCTATGGAGGGCCTTGCTAACGGCAGACTTGACCAACTCGGGGTCAATCGTCACGGTCGGCTCTGCCGGCGCGGGGGGCTCCGGGGTGGGCTCAGCAGCAGGCTCAGGCTCAGCCGCCGGCTCATCCATGGCGCGGCCCAGGCCTACGGTCTGGTCGGCGGGGACGGAAACGCTGGAGACCTCCAGGGCCTTCCATCTAGTCACGTAAAAGTCGCCGCTGCGCTCTTCGATGTCGTCAATGCTGTAGGCGAACGAGACGTTTTTCGTAATGCCGGCTTCAATATCGACGCGGCGGCGGTGCTCTTCTGTTCCGCGTTCCGTAGTGTTTGGGCTCCACCGCACCGTGGAGTACAGACGGCGATCGTCACCCAGCCAGGCCTTTTCAACAACGCCCAAGACCTTGTTGGGGTCATGCCCCCAGAGCCATGGCGCGCCGTCGTTCAATCGCGACAGGTCCATGGCGCCTTGCTCATGCACCAGGATCTCGCGGCCGAAGAATCGCTCTACGGGCGCCTCGCTAGAAAACGAGAATGTGAGCGTTTCGTCGGTTTTCTCTTCCAGCTGCATGCCGCCGGGCAGCTCTCGCCGCTGGGGGCCGCGCAGCTTCGTGAGATCTAGGGTGGAATCCAAGGCCAGACAGTCGCTGGCGTCAGGCTATGGACTACCTACGCCGCCAGCGCCAACGGAAGTTGACCCACCACGGCGGCAGGGCAATGGCGTTTAATCTTCCGCCAGCGTTGATCCGTGAACCACGGTTGGCGGCGGTACCAAGCCTCAACCGGCGAGGCTTTCTTGCTGGTGTTGCACGTGGAGCAGGCCGGGATGATGTTGCTCGCCTCATCGAGTCCGCCCTTGGTCAGGGCCAGCACGTGCTCAACGGTCAGCCGTTCGTACCTGCGGTTGCGTTCATGCCCGGCATCCACTCCGCAGAATGCACAGCGGTTGCTCCACAGCGCGAAGCGGGCGTCGATTTGCTGCTGCGTGACAGGATGCAGTGCCCGTCTCCTTGCTGCGCGCTTCCACGCAGAACGGCGGCGGCTGGCTTGACGTTCTTTATCAAGGTTGACTTTGCGCCACTGGCGGCAGTATTCACGATGCTTTTCTGGGTTTACCTCTCGATACCGGCGGCAACATTCACGCATCCTGTCGCGATTGGCTTCGTAGTAACGACGGCATCTTTCGCGGTTTTCAGTGGGGTTTTCCAGCCGTTTTTGACGCTTATATTGCCGACACTTCTCGGCGTTTCTAGCGTAGTATAACCGATCTTGCTTGCGCCGATATTCAATGTTTAATCGATAGTAGCGACGGGCGAATTGGCGACAAGCGTCCGCATTTTGCGCATAATAGGCACGTTGAGCAACACGCTTTTTCTCGGCAACCGTCGGCAACAGGTGGGTCCTGACTCGGGTGTGAGTCCATCCGACTATCCTGCCGATCTCCCGAATGCCAACGCCACACGCGGCGGCCACTTCTGCCGTGATTTGGTCTTGAACAGTGAACGGCTTGGCCTTTTGCCGCCCAGTCTGCGATACTGATGCCATCGGCCTGTGTCCTCAGGTTGGTCAAGCCTCGGGCTGGTGACACAGCGCCGGGGCACACCTATTCTACATCATCTGCGGCGTCTTCGTCTTCGTCGTCATCCTCTTCCGGCTCAGGCGGCTCCACCACGGGCTCAGGCGGTTGCTCGACGGTGGGCATCAGGCCCAGTGATTCTTTCAGCTCGTTCTCCATGGCGATTTGCGCCATCACCTGCTCAAACTGCTCGCCGCTGTATTCAGTTATCAGCTCGCTGTGAGATTTCAGTAGCATCGCCTTGGCTTTTTCCATGGCGGAAACATCCTTAACTGGGTCCACCCAGTCCCATGATCTAGCCTGCCAGCGTGGAGCGTTATACCTTTCTGGGCGAGTCCAATAATCGGAGAATGCAGGCGACGGCAATTCACCCGCCAGCATCGCAGCGCGTAGCCACTCTTCAAATACGCGCTGGTGGAACACCTCAATGATCGCGCTCTGCACCACCCGCCAGTGGTCGCGATCCTCCAGCACGCTGGTGCGCATGCTGCTGTAGTTGGTGTCCGAAAAATCCTTGCTGATCGTGGCGTAGCTGCATCCGAACCCAGCCGCAAACCGCCGGGTGAGATTCTTGACCACAGCTTGGTATTGGCCATCATCCGGCCCGAAGTTCGGCGGCACCGGTTCCTGGCCAGGGTCGAGGATGTTCCAGCTACCGGGCTCAGTGTTGAACAGTTGCTGGCCGTTTTTGACCTCATCACCCTGCAGCTCACCGTCTGGGGTGCGGATCCATCCCAGCGATGCTGCCTGGACGCGCTTCCTGGTCAGATGCGCCTTTTCGTATTCCGACAGGCCATGCACCGTCGTGATCACCGACGCCAACCACGGCACGCCCCGGTTCTGCCCGATCCGCTCCGGCATGAACACATGGATCATGTCCGCCGCCGGCACTAGGACGTGCTTCCGCTCCACCCCGCGGCGGTTCAGGCCGAGCTCCACATCACCAGGGTGGCGGGTCAGGATGGCGTACCGGGTGGGCCTGCCCCATTGGTTGATCTCGACGCCTAGCCGCCATTCGTGGCCAGCGCGATCTGATACCCCGCTCTTGTCCTCATCGAGCTGGTGCGCCTCGATCAGCTCCAGCGCCAGCGGGGTGCGGCCTTGCCCCATCGGCTGCCGCACAATCCTGATCAGGCACTCGCCCGACTCCGGCAGGCTGCCGGCCACCATCATCTCGAAGCCGTGGAAACTCAGCCGGCCCGCCACGTCGCAGGTATCCGGCCGGCACCAGCGGCGCCATGCTTCCTCCATCAGCCGATTCCGGCGCACGTCCTTTTCCGTGCCGTTAGGGCGCATCACCTGCCCCTGCATCTGGATCCCGCGAGGGCCGACCACGTTGATCTGAGTGGTCCGCTTGGCCTGGCGGGCATAGGGGTTGTCCCTGACCAGCTGATGGCAGCGGTCGCGCAGCACCGCCAGGCTGACGCGCAGCTCGGCGTCTGCGGAGGTGGTCGGTGCCACCAGGTCATGGAGCAGCCGGTTACGCCGGGCGCCCTCGAACATCCGCTGGCCCTGCTGCCGGCCGTGGCGAGTGGTCAGGATCTGCCGCTGCAGCCAGGATCGAACACCCATTAGCTCACCCCCTGAAACCGCACATAGAGCCGGCGCGGATCGCCGAGGCCCTGCGCGATCATCTCGGCGCGCTTCTCACGGGCGACCTCGGCCTTGAGGCGGTCGCGCCACATGATTAGATCGGGCAGGTCCACCCGGCGGACTTTCCTGCCGCCGGAGCCGAGGCTGCCGATCTGATACTCAACCGCACCCGTGGTCAGGGCGCGGATCGCTTCTTCAACGGCCTCTAGATCCTTTTGCGCTTGGCTGCGATCATCAAATGCCCCAGGGGCGCCGGTGAACGCCAGGCTTTTGCGGACGGTCAGGCTGCCGCGGCCAGTAGTGAGCGGTGCGCCGCTGACCGTGGAGACGATCTGCAGCTCCCAGCTGCCGGCTGCCATGGTGGCCGTAGTGGCGGCGCTCAGCTCCACCTTCCAGCCGTCGTCAGTGTCGGTGGCCACTGCCTCGATACCGGCGCCAGCTACTGCAGCGCGAAACCACACGCGAACGGCAGTGGCGTCAGGGTGGACGCGCAGCTCGACCCAGCTGGTTAGATCGCCTTGGTAGAGCTCCAGCGGTTGGGTCATTTGAGCACCGTGAAACTCCGGGCCTTTCGTGGCGCGGCCTGCTGGTCTAAGGCTACGGAGGCCGCCAGCTGTGCCGCCAGCTGGTCCCACATGGTTTGACGGTTGTAGCGGCGCTTGAGCAGCTCCAGCATCGCTAGGCAGTACACCTTCAGGTCAAGCGGCTCGTTGCGGGCGCCGGATGGCTTAACCCATTCCAAGACTTGAAACCCTTTCACGTAGCGCGGCTGCAGCCGCTCACAGGTGAGGCCCTGCAGGTAGTCTTCCGTGGTGGCGTCGTCGAAGTTGATGTAGCCGTCGCCGGGCTCTTCAATCTTGAGGCGGCTGTAGATGGTCCGCTTGATTGCGTGCGTGCCGATCATGTAGAGCGTGACGCCACCCTTCACGGTCTTGCCCCTAAAGGTCACGTCCTGCTTTGAGCCTTTGCCGAGCGGCGGCGCGTTCTTTTGGCTGCTGCCCTTGATGGCCACCACACCTTCCTTGGCGTACCGGCGGCAGTAGTCATACCCCTCGCTGGTGTAGTGGCCGCCGGTGTCAACCGCGCAGTGGATCGCCTTCAGCTTGCCGCCGTTTGCGTGCGGCCATTCAATCTCGCGGATCGTCGTCACTTGATCCCAGACGTGATCCTGCCCCGGGTCGCCCTCGATCTTCTGGTGCCAGATCCGCCAGGCCTGCTCAGGCTTGCCGCGGCCGTAGCCCCACACCGACACCTCCAGCCAGGTGTCCTGCACGTCCACGGCCATCAGCACCGCAAGTACGCCATCCGGGCAAGTGCCGTGGCCGTAGCCGCCGACGCGGGCCATCAAGCCATCGGCGCTCACCTTCGCCAGGCTCTCATCCTCCCAGGCCTCAGCGGCCCGCTTGTTCACCCAGCCCTTGAGCAGCAGCGGGTCCGCCTTGGCGCGCAGGAACTCATCGCGGATCTTCTCCCAGCTCAGCCAGCCATACGGCGCATACCAGCCCGGCAGGTGAAAGCCCGCCGTCTCGCCGTCGCCCTTGGCCGTAGGTGTCCAGATCCCGCCGGCCAGCATGGCGGTCTTGTGGTGCTGCGCCACCCGTTCATTGCATAGCGGGCATTGGCACCACACCTCGCCGTCGCGCTTATCCCATACCATGTGCGGCCACTCAATCA